GACTTCAAAATGAGGATAGAGCGGATGCAAGAAGACATGCAGAAGAGATGGGACGTCAGGTTAACGAAGCCACGAGGAATGCTCATCAGCAAATCACTGGCTCACAAGGCGCTTATTTGACAAACACAAAGAATGTTGCCGAAAATACTACCAATAAAATGGAGAAACTGTATAGAAGCAGTACCTCTAGCAGAGGTTTGACTGCCGAGACAGGCGATGCCGTTAGAGGTAGAGGAAGAGGTGCTAGAGCTGTTTCTTATGGAGGAAATGCTCTCGCCATAAATGGCACATCAGAAGGAGGATCTCCTGGAGATCACGCCGTTGGCCAAAGAGCAAGAGCCTATGAGAGAAATAGCAAGTACTATAAAGTGTCGGATGAGTCCAGAAAGAGTGGAATCGACGCCATGGAAAAGATTTCTCGTAGATACAATATAGGAGCAACGAAAGTTTCGAAGTTTGCCTTAAAGGGGCATAACAGCATTGCCGCAAAAGGCCTTGAAGCTTTGCGTTTGCTAGCATTAAGATAAGGGAGGAGATCACTTTATGTCGTTGTTAAACCGCATATCGAATGCGTGGAACGCGTTCTTAAAGAAAGAATCTCCTAAAGATTGGCTTGATCGGGGTGTTACATCTACTTTTAGGCCTGACTCTATGGGCATGGTGAACTTTTCAAGATCACAAAGCTTGATAACACCGATATACAACAGAATTTCTATGGATGTGGCCGACGTGCCGATAAAGCATGTTAGAGTCGATCCCACAGATGATCGTTTCATCGAAGAAATTCATGATGAGGTTAACGATTGTCTTACACTTTCTGCAAACCTTGATCAAACAGGCAGAGCGTTCATCCAGGATCTCATCTTTTCTATGTTCGACGAAGGCGTCGTGGCAATTCTGCCGGTAGAAACGGACAAAGATCCTGAAGATCATGACGGTATTAAAATTTCCAACTGGAGATGCGGCCGGATTGAGATGTGGGCTCCTGGAAGTGTTAAGATTTACGCATACAATGAACTTACCGGCCAAAAGCAGTCCGTATGGATGAAGAAAGAGGCCGTCGCTATAATCCAGAATCCGTTTTACGATGTCATGAATGCTCCGAACTCGGTGCTTCAAAGACTGTTGCATAAAATGGCTCTTCTGGATAAAATCGATAACGACAGTGCAACAGGTAAACTGGATTTGATAATTCAGCTTCCCTATACTGTCCGTTCTAAGTCTAGAATGGAACAGGCAAGAATGCGTCGAAGTGAAATCATTCAGCAACTTACGGAACAGAAATACGGTATAGCCTATACAGATGGAACAGAGAAGATCACGCAGTTGAATCGTCCGATTGAAAACAATCTTCCGAAACAGATTGAGGATTTGTGGAAACAATTGTACGATAACCTGTACATGTCTCCTGAAATCTTGAACGGCACAGCTAACGAACAGACCATGACGAACTACTACACTCGTGTTATAGTTCCTTGTCTCGATGCTATCATCGACGAGCTTAACCGTAAATTCTTGTCCAAAACTGCTCGGTCGCAAGGTCAGCGTTTCCGTTACTATCGTAACTACTTCAAACTGGTTCCGGTGGAGAAGATGGCTGATATTGCCGACAAATTCACAAGAAACGAAATCATGTCTTCCAATGAAATACGTCAAATCGTCGGATTACCGCCTGTAAATACACAAGAAGCGGAAGAACTTCGTAATAAGAACCTGAATCGTTCTGATCAGGAGATTCCGCCGATGGCTCCTACGGGCGAAATGTTACCGGAAGAAGCTCCTCAGTATGAGCCGCCTGCTCCCGATGACGGATATTCCGATGATGATTACGGTTTTCATTAAAATTTAAGGGAAGGAGGATTCAAAATGAGACCGAATAAATACGATTTCAGTGGTTGGGTAACCAAAAACAACATCGGTTGTAGTGATGGACGCACCATTCTTCGGGACGCTTTCGCACAGCAGAACGAGACGTACGTTCCTCTTGTTTGGGCACACGACCATGATAATCCGGAAAACACTCTCGGAAAGATTTTCCTCGAAAATCGTCCGGAAGGTGTCTACGGATACGGTATTTTTAACAACTCTCGTCGGGCTTTGGCCAGTAAAGAGGCTGTTGCCCACGGTGATGTTGTTAATTTGTCTATCTGGGCGAATCATCTCAAACAGGATGACAAGAGAAACGTTTCCCACGGTAAAATCCGTGAGGTTAGTCTCGTTTTAGCAGGTGCCAATCCCGGCGCTCTTATCGACTTTGCTCTTGCGCATGGCGATGAGGACGCGGAAGAGACACAGGCTATCATCTATAGCTCCAATGAAGACGGTCTGGAGCTGATGCATGAGGAAAACACGGAATCCACAGAAAAGGAGGAAGATCCGAAAAACATGAACGAAAATGAGAACAACATGAACGAAAATGAGAAAAACAATGTTGTCGAACATGAAGACGGAGAGGGCGAAGGAAACGAAAAAACCCTCAAGCAGATGTTCGACGAAGCTATGGGAAAGCTCACCGAAACTGAGCAGAAAGTCATTCTCGCCATGATCGGTCTTGCTGCTCAGATGAAAGATGAGAAAGCGGCCCAGAGTGACGATGATGAAGAACACATCGAACACAAAGACAACAAAACCAAGGAGGAAAATTCCGAAATGAAGAAGAACGTTTTCGACAAAACAACCGACGAGAACGAGTTCGTTCTCACCCACGATGACGAGGTCAAGATCATCGAAAAAGCGAAGCAGTGCGGATCCCTGAAAGAGGCGATCGCTCGTTGCCCCGAGTATCTGTCGCACTCCGTTGACGACACCGTCATCGTTCCGCAGCATACCGACAACATCCTGATCCCCGAGCCCAAGGCCGCTCCGGGGCAGCCCGTGACCATCGACCGGCGTCAGGAATGGGTCAAGTACGTCATGAACAACGTCAACAAGGTCCCATTCGCTCGCGTCAAGATCTTCGGTTTCGACATCACGCCCGATGAAGCCCGTGCGAAGGGTTACGTTACCGGCGCGAAGAAAGTCGACGAGGTCATTTCGATGTTCCGGAGAAGCACCGACCCGACGACCGTTTACAAGAAACAGTCGCTCGATCGTGACCAGCTTCTGGACATCTCCGATTTCGACATCGTCCGGTACCTCTACTCCGAAATGGAGGGGAAACTCGACGAGGAACTCGCCCGCGCGTACCTCTTCGGTGACGGTCGTTCCGCCATCTCCGGCGACAAGATCGATGAGACAAAGATTCGTCCGATCTGGACCGACGACTCGCTCTTCACCATCGTGAAGCGTCTCGAGTACGCCGAGAACGACACCGAAACCGCGAAGCTGAAGAAGTTCATCGCCGCCTGCATCAAGGCCCGCAAGGACTACCGCGGCAAGGGAAACCCGGCATGCTTCATGTCCGAAGATCAGCTCGCCAACCTGCTTCTGCTCGAAGACGCGATCGGTCACAAGCTCTATGCGGACGAAGCGGCGCTCGCTCGTGCTCTGCGTGTGAGCCAGATCGTTCCCGTTCCGGTCATGGAAGGCCTGAAGCGTGACGTTGACGGCACCGACTACGACCTGAAGGCGATCATCGTGAACCTCGGTGACTACACCGTCGGCAACAACAAGGGCGGCGAGAAGACCTGGTTCAAGGACTTCGATATCGACTACAACAAGGAAAAGTACCTGATCGAGACCCGTCGGAGCGCGGCGCTTACCGCCCCGTACTCGGCAATCGTCATCGAGGCTCCTTCCGAAGAGGAAGAGGACTCCGAGGAAGCCGCGGGCTGATCTGATTCAAAATGCGATACTGCGGTGAGATCGGGTTCTCAATAAGCCAAATGGTCGCACCGGGTGTTTACGAAGACAATATCACAACCGAAAGGACATACTTTGGAGACGTCACCGTTGATAATAGAAAGAACTTACGTTCGGACAAAGTCGTCGAAGACGTCTCCATAAGTAATGTCTTCAGTGTGGTTTCGGATCCGTTCGCTTTTGAGAATCTAAATTTCATAAGATATATTAAGTATATGGGTATTGCATGGAAAGTCGAAAGTGTCGAGGTGCAGTATCCAAGACTTATTATAAGAGTTGGAGGTGAATGGAATGGGCCAGTTAGAGAACAGCCGACTCAAGCTGCAGACAATGCTTGAGAACCTTCTGGAAGCTAACGGAAAAGGCAAAAATGTTTACTACCAACCGCCCGAAGGACTCAAAATGAGTTATCCATGCATAGTGTATAGTAGACAATATTTGACTAAAATTGCGGCAGACAACAAAAACTATTTGACGAATCGTCAGTATCGTATCACCTACATTGATAGATCTCCGATAAGTGATGTTGTAGATGCTCTTCTTGAGTTGGATTATTGCCGTTACATATCGCACTCTGTTGTGGACAACTTAAATCACGACACTTTCGAAATCTATTTCTAAGGAGGAAAAACCAAGCATGGTTATTGGTGGTCTGAAATGGGATGAAACCGCATCCCGTTACTACTACACCGGTATCGATGGCGTTGCTCTGTTCGTCTATGACGAAACGTCGGGATGGTTCAAGAATCCCGTTGCGTGGAATGGCGTCACCGCGATCAACGAATCCCCTTCCGGTGCTGAATCCAATAAACAGTATGCGGACAACATCGAGTACCTGAACCTCGTTTCCAAAGAGGAGTTCTCGCTTACTCTGGAAGCGTTCCAGGTTCCGAAAGAGTTCAGTCCGTGCGACGGCGTTACGCTCAAGGCAAACAACGCCATGATGTTCCATGGACAGCCCAGAAAAATGTTTGCTCTGGTTTACAGAGTTAAGAAAGGTTCCGACACCGTCGAGGCCGGCGGAAAAGTCGGTGGTTCTTCGAATGGCGACGGATACATCTATCACGTCGTGTATGGGTGTCGTTCGACGCCTTCCAGCCGTGATTTCGGCACCGTGAATGATTCTCCGGAAGCTGTCTCTTTCAGCTACGAGATCAGCACAAGCCCGATCACGGACACAACGAAATTCCCGACAGGTAGCGGGTTCACCGAAGTCGCTCATGTCGAGATCGACGCATCCAAGCTCACCGTGGCAAAAGCAACCGCACTTGAGAATCTGCTCTATCCTTCGAGCACAGGTTCTCTCGCAACGCCGAAGCAGATCGCCGAAACACTCGCGTAATAGGAGGTGAAGAAGAATGCTTATCGGAAGTGTAAACTGGGATAACGCTGGTGATCATTTCTTTTACACGGGTATCGACGGCGTCGCCTTCTACGTAGAAGACGGAAACGGCTGGTATGGTGCAGCCAACCCGTGGAGCGGTGTTACCGCTGTGAACGAATCTCCGTCCGGAGCCGAGTCCAACAAACAGTACGCCGACAACATCGAGTATCTCAACCTCATTTCGAAGGAAGAGTTCGCTCTCACCCTGGAGGCATTCCAGGTTCCCGAAGCCTTCGATGCGTGCGATGGCATCAGTTCGATCAACGGCATGCTCGTCCGCGGTCAGCGGAGAAAATCTTTCGGTCTCGTCTATCGGGTCAAGAAAGGTTCCGACGCTGTAGATGCCGGCGGAGCAGTCAATGCCGATTACGGCGTCGCGAACGTGGGGTCCGGGGAAGGTTACGTGTATCATATCGTATATGGTTGCCGTGCCACTCCTTCCAGTCGTGATTTCGGTACGGTGAATGACTCTCCGGAAGCGGTCACGTTCAGTTACGAGATCAACACCACCGCACTGTCGTACGACTCGGCGAAGTTCGGCTCGAATCTGACGGACATCAAGGAGATCGTCCATATCGAAATCGATGCGTCGAGACTCACGCAGTATCAGCTCGGTCAACTCATTGCGGTTCTTTACGGTACCGAGAGT